TAGAGATATGGATTTAGAAGAACAAACTAGAGAAATGCAAGAAAGGAATGAACATGAATGAGATAGGACAGAAAGTATCCAAGAAAGATTTGAATCTCGTACAAGTAGAATGGCTCGACGCAATGTCGGATGATAATACTTGGCAAGAATTAGATGAACTACGAAAACAAAAGCTAAGACCCGTCACCTGTGTCGGTTGGCTGCTGACACAAAATTCAGATGTGACTATACTTATATCTTCGTTTGATGAAGATAGTCAATGTGGTGGTGGGGGTACAGTTATACCTACCAACTGCGTACAAAAAATAACTAAGGTAGGAGAAAAAAATGACGACACAAACAACTAGCCTATTTGTGTATGGTACTCTCAAGAGGGGACACAGATTGAATAGTGTATTGGGTGGTGGCTCTACCTTGATATACCCTGCTGTCACAGTATTAAATGATTTTGATTTATTTAATTATCAAAACGCATTTCCTATTATGACCATGACACAAGAAACAGAGGGCTACAAAATACTAGGAGAATTATATAGTGTGACCACAAGTGTAATGGAACGAGTCAATGCTATTGAAAGTAACTCTGGCTACATACCTTACATCATAGATGTTAAACCTTATGATTCTTCAGACAGTGACCCAAGTCAAGCAATAGCTTTTCTATATCCAGCTGTAAGTATTGGAGTATCAAACATTGAGCCAACAGAAATAGTAGGTATCAATGGAAAGGTTAAGGTGTGGACATGATAAACTTTTTAACAAGTATACTTGTAATAATTACCTTGACTTGTATACCAACAATGACTATTGTAGGTGTACTAACTGACGCAAGATATCAGAATCCGTTTGCTATCTTGATGTCAATAATATTTATATACATAGGAGTATTAACATGGCGGAACCTTACAAACGCAAAATAGAAAATAAAGAAGACATACTTGAAGATGGAGATTTCGTATTAGACGGATACCAAATTCATTTAGATAGCAGTGTTTCAAAACACAACGACGATTTGGAACAAGACACAAACGATTACGAAGATATACAGGAGGAATATGCCGTTCAATCCGAAGACACACAACCTATTGCAGTCGACAGATTTATCAATCGCTCTGGAAAAAGCCGTAGAACATTTAGATAATTCTGAAAAAGATGAGCCATTTGTCTGCGTAAAGACTGATAAACCTTTCTCATTGAAGATGAGGTTTCATCAATACATCAAAGCCTTTAAAGTGCAGATGAAAGATAAAGCAGAGGTGGATGAAAATAAATACGACCACCTTACTTTTACCGATGAAGGAGATAAAGAATTAATTATTACTTCTTCTTTGGAGAAAGACCAATTAGTATTACTAACAGATGAGGGAGACTTATTATGAAGAAGAAAGATAAACAACTAGAAGAAGATGTCAAACTTTTTGCAGAGTGTTGTTCTGATTTAAAAGAACCCATAGCAGAACTAGCCAAGAAGTATCCTATGAGCATGATACACTCAGCACTCATGGAAGTAGGACTTCGTATGTCTCTCTTAAATGTGGGCAACGAAAATACTATGGCTATCTTTGAAACTATTATGGGTAACTTAGGTGGCTTTGGTACACTTATAAACGAAGACACTCGTGCCATGAGGGAACGAGGTGAGGATGAATTAGACGCAATAGAGAATTGGGAATACAATGTCAACATCAGTAAAACAATCCATTGACCATGTGCCAACACAACTAAAGTATTGGGCAGATAAAATGTACGACGCAGAATTTGAAGACAGGTGGAGAGCCTATCATGAGGCCAGGACTCTCTACCTAATGTACAAAAGATTACACGACGAAGGAATAGAATATGAACCAAACTTTTAAGAAGATAACCCCGAGCTACGGAGCATCTTGGTATGTGAAGTGGACAGCGAGTGTTGTTATGATTATGGGAATGGTGATGACAGCTGTAGAGTTTACCCCACTCAATCTATTCTTCCATTTAGCAGGAGTAACAGGTTGGTTCATCGTGGGGTGGATGTGGCATGACCGAGCATTGCTTACAGTAAATGCAATAGCCATGTTTATATTCGCAGTAGGTATCTTGTTAAACTTTTAGCTTGACAAATTATCTATGTGTGATAAGATATAAAGAAAAGGAGATTAAATGAAATATGATGTAACAACTAGCCATATGTTTACACAACATTGGATTGTTGAAGCCAAAGATAAAGACCAAGCGGCGGAAAAAGTTGCCAATGGCAAAATAAAATTTGATAAAACTTCCAGAAAATTTGTATCTGATAAACTAACAATGGGGTTAGTCACAATACCAGATGTAGCCATTCGTTCTGTAGAACCTCTCGAAGGTCAAGAGCAAGGCTTTGAAACATTTGATGTAGATGTACATGGAAGTTATGGAGGTACAGACCCAGAATGAAAAATGTATTAGCAACCTTTACCATACAGGACAACGGCTATGAATACTTTGACTATGCTCTCTTTCCAAGAGGGATGTCTAATGATGAAATGCTAAAAGAAATGTTTGAACCTGTTGATGATAATGAAGATAGAACATTTAAAATATATAAGTTGCAAGAGGTAACAAAAGAAACAGAAGATGTGTTAAGAGATTTACACATAGCATTTTAAGGGGGCACATGAACGAACCAAAAGAAATACATTTAATGGACAAGCAAATAATTATAAACATCATGGATAAGATAGAAGAACAATACAATGTAGACAATCTAAAAGATGATGCCTTGGATGCTTTTCTACATCTATGGGATGAATTAAAGGAGGCTATCTATGCCAAAAAAAGATGATGAGTTGGTTATACCAACAGAACTATTAGAGAAAGACCCTAATGAACTTGCACAAAATGAGAGCGAGATACAGACAGTAATATCTTATCTACAAAAAACTCGTGAGAACATTAGGTCAGCAGAAAAAGCAGGTAAAAGAATTACGAGCAAGACAGCAAAGGTAAAGACACCCGAGCCTGTAACACAAGGCAGTATACTTGATGTACTGATTAAGGATGTATAATGGAATTATTAGACTCAGTTAAGTTACCAAAGTATGTATATGAAGACGGCAAACCTAGACAGAATGTATGGGATACATCTAGTCTTTCATCTTTCCTAGCTTGCCCACGATTATATAATCTTACAAACCTAAATGGTTACAAGATGAAATCATATGGTACAGTAACAGGGTTTGGGTCAGCAGTACACGACGGTTTTGAAATACTTGATACAGGAAAGTTTAACAATGAAAGCAAAGAAAAATCTGTAGAAAAAGCTATCAAGTATGTGTTAGAAAATTATGGAGAAGATTTACAAAGTGCAGAGGATAAGGCAAGAGGATTAGAAGCGGCTCTCAGAGCAATAGTGTGGAGGGCGGAGGAGTATTGGGATGACACCATTGGAATAGCTAAAATGCCCGATGGTGCCCCCTGTCTCGAAACAAGATTTGAAGTACCTTTTGGTAAGCATAGATTCTCTGGTCGTATAGATAAGATAGTTTTATTTGCAGGCGAATTGTATCTGTGTGATACAAAGACAACCAAAGCGGCTTTGAGTGAGCAGTACTTTAAAATGTACAGACCAAACAATCAAGTGTATGCATACTTATGGGCGGCTCGTGAAATAATGGGATTACCTGTCAAAGGTTTTATTATTGAAGCAGTACAAACAGGTGCAAACTTTTGTAGATTTAATCGTACAGTATTTAATGTATCAAAGAGTTCAGTTAATGAGTGGTATATGGATGCACAGTATTCATTATCCGTTGCTGATTCTTTTTGGGATGCGGGTTATTATCCTGCAAATTTTACAGCGTGTGGTAACTATGGTGGCTGTAAGTTTAGAGAAGTGTGTGGCGAATCACCAGAACATAGAACTACATTACTTAATGAAGACTTTGATAGGCAAGTGCATGAAAGCCTACATAAAAAAGGTGAGCTGATTCATGCAGAAGATTTATTTAAAAAACAAAATAAAAAATAATTGTTGACAATTTTTGTCAATATGCTATTATTACAATACAGGAGATAAATATGGCAAGTATTAGAAATCATACATCAACCGATGTAACTAAACTACTTCTCGTTGGAGATAGTGGCTCAGGTAAAACTGCAACGCTAGCAACACTAGCTAATGCAGGTTACAACCTACGCATACTAGACTTTGATGATGGGTTAGCTATCTTACCAGAGTTCTTA